ATAAATATAAAAAATTTATATCTATATACTTAAATATTATCAAATACTTAACCCAAAATTTAATTAATTGTTTTGCTAAACTTTTTAAAAAGTGGATTACCATAGTAACCTTGAAACAACATATCCTTTTCTACTAATTTCAATATCGTTTTTATGTCGTATATGATAAAGTCGCCTTCTATCATTAGCAGTTCCTTTTGGAATAAGTCCTTTTTTTTCATAGTCTAAATGCATATGATAGTCCATATATCTACTATCTCCAACATAAAATAAAAAAAGTCCAGTTTTTTTATCATAAACTTCTAATTTTTTATCTTCCTTTTCTGCTGGGTATATATCTAATCCCATTTGTTTTGCTATTTTATAAGTTGCGTCACTAATATTATACATTTGTTATACATATACCTTTAGAAAAGGTATAACCAAACTTAATTTAATTAATTGTTTTGCTAAACTTTTTAAAAAGTTTATTTTATTAAATTATTTCTAAATAGTTAAATCAACCAAATAATATCTCTATCTAAATTTATTTTCCAACAATAATAAAAACAATCAAAATTACATGCATTTTTCAAATTTAAAGGTCTTTGTCCGTCAATTTGTTTTTCAAAATGAATTCTTTTCCTTGGTATAATAATTTGTAGTTTATCCTCTTTATCTTTAAACAAATTTCTTACATATTGAGTATTAATTTTGCTACTTGGTAATATTAATATAAATGGTTTGTCTAATTCAACTAAGCGGGTTAAAATTTCCTTACTTTTACTAAACGGTGGATTACTAACAACAATATCTCCCTCGTTATTTTCAAAAAAATCATTATCATTATGAATAACATTAAATCCCAATTCTTTTAAATAGTCTCCACTTTTTCCATCTCCATAAAAAGCTTCCCAAATTATTTTATCTTTTGGTATAATATGTTGTATATTTTCCAAAGCGTATTTTGGTGTCATATAATCATCGTGTTTTAAAAATGTTTTTGTATGAAACCCAGCCATTCTATTATATATACTTTTTATTAAATTATTTCATAAAGGTTTTTTCAATATATTTATAGCAAGTATTATCATTTTTATCAAAAACCACAAACACTTGGAGCCCATACCAGTAATTACAATTAAATAAAGTCATAGTTGAAATAGTGAACCCTAAATCATTTAATTTTTTTAACCGTTTGGGAGTGAATGAGCTAAAGCAAGCTTGATTCATTATAAATGCTATTTTCTTCAAATTGGGGTAATTGGTCATAAAATACTCCATAAAATAATATACGGCGTTTCGCTCTTTAAATATCCCTTTTTTATTTGGAATAGAACAGCGATATGGAGGATTTGTATAGATGCACGTTATATCGTTTTTTTCTTGAAAGTCAAATACGTTTTTATTTTCTTCTATCTCAGACCAAAATTTAACAGGGCAATCAACTTGGTTATAAAGACTGCCCTCTCCACGGAACGGCTCAAAAAAGATAGCATCTTTATCTATTGGGTTAAGTTCTAATAGTTTGGTCCAAACATCAGGTTTTGTTTGAATATCTAAGTATGATAATATTGTCATATATATATTATCATATTATATTTCTAAGTTTGTTAGTTTAAACTTTCTAAAGATCACTTTTTTTTAAAACAAAACAAGCATTATCAATATGTCTAATAATAGGTTCTCCAGTATATTCACTATCCCATACATACCAAGCATAAGAATTAATACCAGTTTTATATTTACCATCATCTCTTACAGTATCAAGTAACCAGCAGGGTCTAACCATTATATATAATTCTTTTAGTTTATAATTATTATCTTTCCATATTGTCTCATAGTTTTTAGAACCAGTTAATGTGTTAATGGTATAAAAAGCAATAACTTGTTTTCTTGCTATTTTTTTCATTTTTTTAATAAAGTCAATAGCAACTTTTCCGTAAGGAGTATTCGTAATAATATAATCATATTGTATTGTTTCGTCAAAAAGTAAAAAATTAGTTTCAGTTACTAACTCGTCGTATATATTATATGATACATTAGTAAAACCATTTTTTTCTAAAGTTGTTACTATTGTTTTCTCTATAGAACAACAAGGTTCTAATATTGTTGCGTTTTTTGGTATATCTGTTTTAAGATCTAATAATTGTTGTATAACTGAAAAAGGGGTTAAATACTTATCATTAACATTTCGTAATTCTTTTTTTAAAGATTGTTTTATCATTACTATATATATTATAATATTATATTTTTATGTTTTATTAGTTAATCTAACTTAATATATGTTTTGGCTACATTTGTTGAGCTTCCCATTTCAGCCATATCTTCTTCAAGTTCCTTTTGTTTTTTTGATGTTTCAGCATATTTCCCAGTAAGGAATGTATGTCTAAGCTGATTTGTCGCAATCTTACGTCCACCAAAAATAGAGTTAAAACGTTGGTTTAATTTAACTGAGTTTAGTTTGTTTCCATTTGTATCAACTAACAAATATTCGCTAGGATTAATCTTACTCCACTTTGTTAGTATGTTTCTTAATTGAACTGGAATATCAACTGATTGCTGTCCATACGTGCTAAATGTTTTATAGCGATTGAATATTAATTTATTCTTATCTAAAAAATTGTCTTTCTCTTTATCAACATTACGGATTTTAAACTCACAATAGTCTAAACTTCTGCGGGGTGGAATAAATACTCCGCTCATTAATGCTAATATAATAAAATTTTGTATTTGTTGAAGCTCATTAGCAGTATGGTCTTTTTTCTTATATAGTAAATCAGCATTTCGTTTTAAGTTATCGTATATGACTTTAACTTCATCTGTATCAACCCAATTGGCTTTTTGATTTTCGGTCTTTTCTTGCTTGCCAATTTGTTTATTATAATCAGATACATCGCTCATCATTAATTTACGATATTCACTATCATCAGTAATAACAACTAAAGCACTCAAAAGTGTTTTTCTTTTATTTGGTTCTAATTCCTTAAGAAATTCCAATACTTTTTTAGAATCATCAAAATCCTTAACTTTAATTTCACCACCCCAAATTTTCTTATGTAGTGATTTCAATATACTTGTATAAGTCTTTAGTGAGCCTTCGCTCAAAGCGGGTCTTTTATCTTTAATAAATTCTTTCAAATCTGACATATAATATTATAATAGAAAATAATATTATATCTTAATTAAACAATTAATATTATTGCTAAATGGTTTTAATTCATTTGTTTAGCATAACGTAAATTATCTGGAATACCAGCAGAACCAATACGAATTGCTGTGTCATTAAAAATATGCTTAACGAACCCTTTTATCTTTTCCTCATTGAAGATTTTCCTATGTTTAGCATCAAGTTTAGGACTATAAATATCTAAAATTTGCTTTAATTGTGGTATCATTTCTAAAGCCTTATTTTGTAAAAACTCAAAATCATCACGAATATTTAAAGGAAATGGATTCACATCAAAGAAAGAGGGTGATGTTTTGCTAAATTCAAACATTCCAGTAACTAACACACAAGTAGCGTAACTTGCTAAAACATTTAAACTTAATCTGACTAAATCTTTCTGGTCTAAAGTTTTACCTAAATTTAGCTCCTCAATAATATAACTGATATCAAGGGTAAGTGATTTCATTCCTAAAATAGTAAGACAACCGTCATTATGACCCTCAATAAAATTCATAATACTAGCTAAATATAAAAATAAATAATAATCATTAGTGCGGTTATCATCGTATAAATGTTTATAACTAATCATATCAGATGTATATTGTTCTATTTTTTCCTTAAATTTCTTATCCATATCTGCCTCGGCTGGTTCTTTACTTTCTTCTGTCATTTATATAATATAATATAATATTATTTCTAAATACTTTTAATTTAATTGATTAATTGTTATATCTAATTATATTTGTTAGTATAATTAATTTAGTAAAGGTATAATATTATTTTATATTCTTATTATATATAATAATGCGGACTTTGATCATGAATAGTTCAAATATAGTTGCTGGTACTAATAATTCAGTATTATCTTATAATTTTATAGGGGGTGGTATTACACTAAAAAAAGGGCAAAAATTAGCTTTAGCAAGTTTACAAATGTATTACTCTACCTTTAATATTACAGCAGCTAATAAAAATAATTCTTTTTCTTATGTATGGGTTAATGGAATTAATTATAATGTAGTTGTGCCTGATGGATTTTATGATATTGATGCATTAAATAATTATTTACATTTTAGAATGGTTCAAAATACACATTATTTAGTTTCAACTACAGGTGATTATGTTTATCTAATGACTTTAGGTATCAATCCAAGCCGTTATGCTGTTCAAGTAAATTGTTTTGGTATTAGTGTAGCTCTTGCTACTACAAATGTTTGGACTTTACCAGCAGGAGCAACTTGGGTAATACCAACAAATTTTATAGTTCCTGAATTAGTAGTGCCTCCAAGTGCTAATAATACCTTTGGATTAGTTATTGGGTTTGCTCCTGGCGATTATCCTACTACTGTTATTGCTGGAGTTCCACCAGCACAAACACAAACCCCAGCATATACAACAGACCAAGAATTTTTATCAACATTTACACCCCAAGTAACTCCTGTTAGTTCATTTATTTTAACATGTTCTTTAATCAATAACAATTATGCAGTTCCAAATAATTTAATTTATTCATTTAGTCCACAAGGAACAGTAGGCGACCAATTCACAATAATGCCTAATCAATATGTATTTATTGATGTTAATCAAGGAATATATAATACATTTCAAGTTAGTTTTATAGACCAAAATTTTAGACCAGTTGCGATACAAGACCCCCAAATGATTATTCAATTAGTTATTTCTGACCCCGATGATAACTTGGGATTGTAACTTGATATATAATATCTAAGTAACTAACAAACTAACAAACACCTTTAGAAATAATTTTTTTATATGTATATTATATTATGCGAATTATCCACATAAAAAAAAATACATTCGGAGTAGGCTGTAGTTCTATGTATGGTAAGGGCTTAAAAACTATTCATTCATTTAGACGCACTATGGGCAACGGAATTAATTCTGCTGTATTTGATGAAACTTTAGGGCAAATGAAACCGTCTAGGGTTTTACAAAATGTTCGAATTAAAAGAGCCTATGCCCCCAAAAAATATATTACTTTTGAATAATTATATTTAGGCAATTATAATATAAAATTTTTTTCTAAACTAATATTATACCATGTCAGATTCAATTGTCTTTGAAGAAAGCATCGCTTCAGAAGTTTCTGTTAGTGAATTTGTTGATAAACAGTTTTTATATGTAAATGATAACAACAACGGTTCATATTCGTCACAAGTCGTACTTGATACTACTCCTCTTTCTAATAGTGGTTCTTATCTTAATTGGTCGGAATCTTTCATTTTACTACCCCTACAACTCCAGTTAGATTTTGCTCTAAGTGTAGGAAATGTTGGTGTAACCTCTCCTTTAGATTATGTTGCCGCACTTAAATCTGGTTATTGGAATATGATTCATTCCATGACTGTTGAAATGAATAACTCTAACGTTATTTCCCAAACCCCATTTACAAATGTTTTCTGTAACTTTAAGAATATTACAAGCTGGTCACAAGAAGATTTGAAAAATTGGTCCGATGTGACTGGTTTTTGCCCCGATAGCTCAAAATCTTGGGCATATCTAGAGGTTGCTCCTACGTCAGCTGCTACAATTCAATTAGGTGCTTCTGGAACTGGTCTTACAAATAACAGAAATGCTCCTTATGTTTCTATTCGTGTATTTACTGTTCTTAGTGCTCCTGCTGCTCTTGCTTTAGGAACTAACAGTGTTGCTTACAATACCTCAACTAGAGCAACTCAAGTTTCAACTGATTATAAACAAGCTTGGAATGATGGTTTGTTTACCCGTCAAGGTGCTATTAACTATAATCCTATATTGCGTGCGGGTGATGCTGCTTCTAGTGGTCAAGGTATTCTTATGGCGGCTGCTCAGTGTGATGCTGTCTTTAGATCATATTCTATTGCTCCTGCTAATAATAGACGTGTATTTTTGATTGATGCGGTAATTAGATTGAAAGATGTAGCTGATTTTTTCGGAAAAACTCCTTTAATGAAAGGTGCTACTATGCGTATTTTCTTGAATACAAACCAATGTTATTTCCAAGTAACACAAACCGCTCCTACTTTTGCGGCACTTACGGGACAAATTAATGCTGAGCCTATACTTGCCCTTACTGCTTCACCAGTTATTCTGGGTGGAGGTGGGACAAATCCAGTTATATTTGCTTCTAATGGTTTTGGACAAGGTTCTGCAAATCTTACTCCTCTACAATCTGATGGTGCTGCTGCTCTTACGTGTGTTACAAATGTTTCTTTGTCAATTGTCCGTCAACAATTTTCTCAGATGGTTGCTGGAGCTCCTGCTTGTCCTATTTCATCTGTTCGTTTGTATTGTCCCGCTTATGTTATGTCTCCTCTTGCGGAACAAAGATATTTATCACTTTCTCCTACTAAGAAAATTGTATACGAAGATATTTTTCAATTCTCTTTCCCAAATCAGAATACTAACAGCCCATTTAACATTTTGGTATCCCAAGGTATTCCAAATCTTAAGTCTGTTTTGGTTTTGGCTCTTTTGCCCGTTGCTTCTAACGGAGTTGCGGCGACTGGTGGTGTTTATGCTAACAGTGTTAGGTCTTCTTCTATTTTGTCACCATTTAGCACAACTCCATCAACTCCCGATCCGTTGTCAATTCAAAATTTTCAAATTCAAATTTCTGGAAAGAATTTATTCATTTCTCAGCTCCAATACGATTATGAAAGTTTTGTTCAACAGCTTTCCGCATCTAACCAATTGAACGGAAACCTAACTACCTCTATGACTTCTGGTTTGATTTCTAAAACTGATTTCCAATCTCTTTACAGATATTACTACGGTAACTGTTCTCGTTCTCTCCCTAGTGAGTATGGTGTTGCTAAATCGGTTCAAATTTTAGGAACTATTGCGTCAAGTTTGTCTCAAACTGTTGACCTAATGGTATTTTGCTCTTATGAAAGAACGGTGACCTTGGACGTGAGATCGGGTTTGAGGTTAGCCTAATTAAGTTCATAATTACAAAAAAACAAACTAACAAAGAGTTATAATATGATAATTAATATCTAATAATTATATTATAAACATATCTCTTATTTCATAGGGTTTTTAGAACATTTAGCAATAATATAATTTTTTTATCTCATTGTATATTATCAATGGATTTAGTAGAACACGGAATCTCTGTTAGTAAAGCTCAGCTTTCCAAATTAAAAAAAGGAGGAGCTATTAATGTTAAACGTAGTATGATTGTTCCTGTTGAAGAGGCTTCACAACGTATTAGAATTGGCAGAGGAAAAAGTAAGAAAATGATGAATAATTTAGGTAGGGGTAAGGGTTATCGTTTAGCAGTTATGCCCAGCGAGGATTTAGTAGAAGTAATGGAAGGTGGTAAACTGGGTTCTATTAAAGGAACTATTTTCGACCGTAAATTAAAATCCCCAGCTGAATTACGTGACACATTTGGAGTAACCGCTATCGGTAAGGCTGGAAAAGCTGGAGCTAAAGCAACAGTTGATACTGCTGGAATTGTTAAACGTGGTTTCAATCGTGAAATTCGTGATAGTGGTGTAGGAAAAGAAATTGCAAAAGATTTAATTGATATTGGTGCTAATTATGTTTTACCTGCTGCTGGAGGTGTTGTAGGCGAAATGCTTGGAGGTCCTATGGGTGGAGTAGCAGGTGCTACTATGGCTGGCGTTGCTGGTAAATATATTAATGAGGCTGCCGAAAGAAAAGGTTATGGATTATATAAGAAACTAAACAAAGTTGGTATTTCTAAAAAAGATGTTAAAAGTGCTGGTAAAGCATTAGTTAAAGGAGCCGCAAAAGTAGGTGGAGAGGCTATAACTGCTTATACCGGTAATCCTGCCGCTGGTGCTGCTTTTGAAAGAGTAGCTAGTAAAGCAGGTACTAAGGCAATTGATAGTTCATCTGTAAAGAAAACAGTTAAATCACTTGGTAGCGAAGCAAAATTAGTAGGTATTGAATTAGTAGATGATTATGCTGATGAACATTTGAGTGGAGTTGAAAGACGAACAGTTGAAAAAGCCCTTGCTGGTAAATATCCATCGGCTAAAGATTTAATTTATGATTATGGTAATTCAAAGTTAGAAGAATTAAATCCACCCGAAGTGTATATGGGTCGTGGTATGGTTAGACGAACTAGGATGGGTTTAAGAATGGGTGGGAGAATGGGTTGTGGTGGAGTACCTATTAAACCTACACTAAGATCACAAATGGAACCATATAGAATGGGTATGGGAATAGGAAGTATGGATGATATGGTTATGCCTCCACAAGCCCCTACATCAATGGTTCAAGTAGGTGGACCTCTAATTCAACCATTTGCTGCAGCAAATTCACCTTTTATTGCTGGTTCTCCCTTATTGGCTCCTCCAATTAGAACTGGTTCTGGATTTCGACCCGCTGGAGGTGCTTATACAGGAATGGGATTTTCTCCTGCGGGTTAATTAATAATATGATATTATAATTTAAATATTTTGTTAGTTAGTATATATAATGGAAACATTAAGAATTACAGAAAGTCAACTAACACAATTAATAAATGATTTACAACAAGACCAAACATTATTGTTTAATAAAATGAAAAATGCGTCAAATGACAAGGATAGAGATCATAACAAAAATAAAAAGGTTGAACAACATTCAAAATTAATATCAAAGCTTTTAGACGCATCATTAAAATTAAAAAACTTATTGAATGAGACAAAGAATATTAAATAATTTGTTAGTATATATTAATGTTAAGCAATATAGATTTAGAAAAAATGGCTGAAAAAGACGGACTTGATTTGATTGGTGTTTATAGTAAAGATAGATTACCAACAGAACGTCAAGTGGGATCATATATAATTAATATGGACGATTATGATAATTCAAATGGGACCCATTGGTCGGCATTTAAAATATTTGATAATGGAAAAGCTATATACTTTGATTCATTTGGGGTTATATTTCCGGAAGAGGTTGGTGAGTTTTTAAAAATGTTTAAACCGATTGCTTGGAACAACAGACATATTCAAGATATAAAATCAGAAAATTGTGGGCGATTTTGTTTGGCATTTATAAAATATTTTAATGATTTTGATACAAAAAAGAATGATGTATTTGAGGCTTATGATGATTTCTTAAATGTATTCAGTAATTATCCAAAAACAAATGATAAAATATTATTTGAGTTACTCAAAAAGTATTAGATATTGAATATTATGTTATTAAATTCATTTAGAAATAATATAATATGTTAGTATATAAAATGGAGGAACAAGATAAGAAGAAAAAGAATAGTGAAAATGTTAAAGTATGGAGATTGAATAATAAAGAAAAATATAACGAATATCAACGCAATCATTATAAAAAAAAAATGGAGAACGATGATGAGAGAAAAAAGTTTAATGAGCGATGTAGAATAAACTCAAAGCGGTTACGAGATGAAAAAAATAATGGACAACAAAAACCAAAAGGTCGCCCTCGTAGAGAACATATCGTATTAATAAATGACATTCCAATAAATTAAACGTTAAGTAATTGATATATTAAACAATAAAAGATGATATTATTTAATTAATAGTTAAGAATTGAATTAATTATTGATTTTATTATATAATTATAAAGAAGTATTTGAATTAAACGCGTTTATTTTAGTATATTCTATATTTTCATCTAATTTATATGATTTTTAAGTAATTTCTTAACAATTATATTAATTAATTCATCTTTTATTGTTTAATATATCAATTACTTAATCATTATCTTATTATATACGATATATAATATCAAGTAATCTCATTTATAAAGATATGATGCATCTATTTTCGCAGCCTTACCTCCCATAACCGCACTGAATATGCGTGAATAAGCCCAATGCTGTGGTGATGTTACTTGTGGTCGAACTGATTGCGGATTTGTTTTATATGCTCCTATACCTTTATCATATATAATTTCTAAACCAGCTTTTTTATATCCAGTTATCTTTGCTATTTCTGCTATTGAATGTGATTCATCTTTATCAAATCCATATTTCATATTAAACTTATTCTTGTAACTAACAAATACCATTATACTAACATAATATAATATTTTTATATTATTTTTCGTCTAAACCACTTGTTTGTTTATGGGTTATCTAGTTATTCTATTTGAAATCTTGTTTAACATCATAAATCTGATCTAACCCGCAACGGAATGTTTGGTCTTTAGGTCCTTCTAAGTCTAGTAATAGAAAAGTCTGTTTATCTTTTGTTGCGTCTTCATATATTTCTTTTAGATGCTTTTTATCAATACCCAAACTACATTCTCGCATTATCATTGTTAAATTTTTCATACTTGAGACCTGCTTAAGAATTAGATAATTAATATTATCTCTTATTAATTTAGGTACCGCATAATAGGATTGAGAAATATAAATTAAACTACAATTTTTCTTACGACAACGGATTACATAGTCACAAATGGGACGCTGAGCTTTAGCTGATTCATTTACTAAATCATCTAGAACAATTAAATTATTAACCGTTTTATCTAGACTGTCTAAATCTGGTAAACTTCCAATCCCCTCTTCTATTTTAAAGTCGTGGTCTTTTAGTTTGTCTTCTAACCATTCGTAAATTGGTTCCGCCTTACATTTTGTAATTATTCTGATTTTTTCAAAAGTGTCTGGCATATTGTGTAATAAGTTTAATAATGTTTGTGTTTTACCACTACCACTTGAGCCAGCAATAATCATTCTAAATGGTAATTTTATGTGATGAGTTTCATAATGGGGATTATGTTGTTTAGGTAAATACTTTTTGGGCATTTTCTTATACCAATCTATCAATTCTACTTTAGACATAATATAATATAATTATATAATATTTTTTTATTATTAAAAATAAAAAATAATGTATATAATATATAATGTCAGTTAATATTCCACCGAATCCAAATGTCGATACATTTAATAATTTATATTGGGCTGATAATAATGAAACCTTAACAATAACAGAAGCCGATGCACGTTATTTAAGATTTCCTATAGCTCAAGGAACAGAAAACTTAAAAGCTATTAATGTTAACGGAGCCTCAACTTTTAATGCGGCAGCCGATTTTAATACAACTGTTAATATAGATGGTATTTTAACTATGAATAATGCTATTAATATGAGTAACTTTGATATACAAAATTTTAATATCATTTATGGAAATGTTAATACAAATGTATCTTTACGCTCAACAGGAACAGGTCATTTACAATTATGGACTGGAGGTGCTAATAGACTAGTTATAACAGATACAGCAGAATTTAGGTCGGATACCAAAGGATTATATATCCAAGGAACATTAGGAACAGATAGTCAAGTAAGAGTAGGTCTACAGACAGGAGCAATAACTCAATTAGCGGGGTCAGTAATGATTGGAGGAGGAACAACAGGAATTAATCAAGGAATAAATAGTATTGCTATAGGTCAGGGTGCGGGAACATCACAAGTTAATAATTGTATAGCAATTGGAAATCAAGCAGGGAAATTACAATCAACTACAGCAATTGCTATTGGTAATAATGCTGGAGTAGGCAATCAAGCAGCAGGAACAATTGCTTTAGGTAGTAATGCTGGATTAACAACACAAGCAAGTGGAGCTATTGCTATTGGATTAAGTGCTGGAAGAACACAATCGGCAAATGCTATAGCTATTGGTAATGGGTCGGCTACAATTGGATCACAAGGAAATGGAGCAATAGCAATTGGAAGCGGTGCTGGTGATAATGCTCAAGGGATAGATACTATTGCTATTGGAACTACATCATCAAGTGGGGGGCAAGGTCGGGAAAGTATAGCTATTGGTAGATTATCAGGAGCATCCCAAGGAGGATATTTAGCGGTTGGAGATGGTTGTATAGCAATTGGACCTCAGGCAGGAGCAAATCAAACACGACGAGCAATAGCAATTGGAGGACTTTGCGGAACATCACAAGGAGAAGATAGTATATCAATCGGTTATCTTTCGGCAGGAGTTTCTCAAAGTAATAATTGCGTTGCTATTGGTCGAAGTGCTGGACAGACAGGTCAATTATCCGAAAGTGTTGCTATTGGATTTCAGTCGGGTCTAACAGGTCAAAGTAGTGGTTGGGCTATAGGAGGCGATGGATCTGTTGCGATGGGAGTAGCAGCTGGAGCAACAAATCAAACACGACGCTGCATAGCAATTGGAGGTTTATCTGGACAGACAACTCAAGGAGAAGCTGGAATAGCAATAGGATATAATGCTGGAAATTCAGGTCAATTATCCAATAGTATTGCTATTGGAATTAATGCAGGACAAACAGCACAAAAAGCTAATAGTGTATGTATTGGTAATAATGCTGGAAATGCTGGAGCGGGTACAAATTCAGTATATATTGGTTCTAATTGCGGAACAACAAGCGTATTAGCAAATAGTATAATATTAAATGGAACCGGTGCCGCTTATAATCCAGTAACAAATCAAGGATTTTATGTTAATCCAATTAGAGGAATAGCATCAGCAACGCCCGTTATGGTATATAATACAGCAACAGGTGAAGTAACTTATAATACATCATCTATTAAATATAAAAAAAATGTAATCGATTTAACAACAGATACAAGTGTATTACATAATTTACGAGCAAGAGAATATGATAGCAAGGATGATAATACGCACCATGTTGGTTATATTGCAGAAGAAGTTGATAATGTTGATACAAATTTTACTTGGAAAAATCCAGATGGAACACCCGAAGGTCTCGAATGGTTTAATATTCTGACGTATTGTGTTGAAGAAATAAAAAAACTAAGAATTGAAGTAAATGAATTAAAAAGAATTTAAAGTCAATTTTATACAATAATATACAATAATAGACAATTATGATATATTATATTTATAAGATAGTTTGTAATGATGTTAGTATAACTGATTTTTATATTGGTTCAACAAGTAATATAAGACATAGAAAATGTGAACATAAATATTCTTGTAATAATGAAAATAGAAAAAGTTTTAATTTTAAAATTTATCAAATAATAAGACATAATGGAGGTTGGAATAATTGGCGAATGATTGTTTTAGAAGAAATGGTTGAAGGAACTACTTTATTACAATCTCGTATGAGAGAAGAAAATTATAGATTAGAATTACAATCAACTTTAAATACAAGAAATTGTGGAACTGGATTAACAAAAAAAGAATATGAAAAAGAATATTCAAAAACAGAAAAGTATAAAGAATATCAAAAGAAATATAACAAAGAATATGAACAAACAGATAAACGCAAAGAATATCTAAGAGAATATCAGAGAGAATATAGTAAAAATAATCGTGATAAAATTAATGAACGACGAAGAGAAAATTATAACTTAAAAAAAGAACAAGGTCTATAACTTTAGTATTATATAATTATTTAAAATAAAATATCTATATAAGTATATAAATGAGCACAAATATACCACCAAATCCTAATGTAGATACATTTAATACTCTATACTGGAAAACAGGCACAGGACAACTAACAATTGAAGAAGCCGATTTACGTTATTTAAAATTTCCAGTAGCACAAGGAACAGAAAATTTACAGACGACAAATATTAATGGCGTATTAACAGCAAACGCAGGAGTAAAAACAAATATTATTGAAGCAAAAATAGGAGCACCAGGAAATAGAATAGATATTGGAAAATCAAGATTAATTGGAGTTATGGATTGTAACAGTAATTCTTTTAATAATTTTAAATCATTTATGGGAACTGGAACTCAAACTGTACAATTCGATACACTTGGATATAATCTTGAAATAATTGGAGGAGATATTGATATGATAAACACATATAAACTAACAAGAGTCAATACTTTAAGTAATGATAGTCCTGTTGGATTAGTAATAGAAAACTTACAAAATGTAGATATGACTTTTAAAACAGATACAGTAACAAGATTAAAAATTGGAACAACCATAAACGCTTATGTAGATATGTATATGAATAATAAATCAATATACAATACAATAAGATTACAAAATAGTTCATTAGTTAATAATTTATTAATACAAAGTCTTAATTTACCTATAGCATTCGAATATCTTAGTTTAAATAAATTAACTATTTCAGCTGATATTCTTTTGGGAACAAATCTAAATTGTCAAAATTATTATATTTCTAATACACTATCTATTGATGGAATATCAAATACTAATTTTCCTATTAGTGCAGTTGGTACTGGGCATTTACAATTATTTGCTGGAGGAACAAATCGATTAACTTTTCGTGATACAAATGAATGCTTAGCTAATTCAAATGGATTATATATACAAGGAACAACTAACACAACCTCAAAAGTAAGATTAGGTTATAATTCGGCAGCAATAACTCAAGGTGATGGTTCAGTATCAATTGGAGGAGGTAGTGGAACAAATCAAGGAACAGGTTGTATTGCTATAGGTCAAGGAGCAGGAGTAGGAACAACAATAGCTCAAGGAACAGACTCTATTGCTATAGGAACAAATGCGGGAGTTACATCACAAGGAATAAAATCAATTGCTATTGGAAATTTAGCAGGTCAAACAAATCAAGCATTAAATAATGGGAATGTATATGATGGAGGTATAGCGATAGGTCATTCAGCAGGTAGAACAGGTCAATTTAAACAATGTATAGCGATTGGTAATTTAGCAGGAGACACAACTCAAGGTTTAGGTTGGAGTACTAGCGGTGATGGAAGTATTGCTATTGGGTTAGAAGCAGGTAGATATACTCAAGCTCGTCGAGCAATAGCACTAGGAATATCAGCAGGAGCAGGTGTATCAGGTTCAAGAAATCAAGGTGAAGCATCTATTTGTATTGGTTATGCTGCTGGATATCAAGGAGTTGGTGTTAATACAATTGCTATAGGTCAACAATGTTGTTCTACTACAACAATAGCAAATTCAATTGTTTTAAGTGCTTGGACCGCAGCATATAATCCAATAACTCAAGGTTTTTTTATTAATCCTAATAATATAGTCGCTGGAACAGGTGCATTAACCTTAACATATGACGGGACAAGCGGTCAAATATTTAAAACAACATCATCGGCAAGATATAAAAAAAATATAGAACCATTACTAAAAGATACATCAGTTATACATAATTTTCAACCAGTTGAATTTAGATATAATAGTCAGGATGAAACGCAATCAAAACATTATGGATTTATAGCAGAAGATATTTATGAAATTGATAAAGACTTAGTTGTTTATGATGAAGAAGGAAGACCCGATGGATTTTATTGGGATAGAATACATACATATAACATATGCGAAGTTCAAAAATTACGAAAAGAATTAGATGGGACGGTAAATATAATGCGAGTGATGCTTGATGATATGAACGCATTAAAAAATGAAATGGAATTAATGAAAAATGAACTTAACCTTTTAAAAGGAAGTAGTCCACAAATATAATATTAGGAATATATAATGGGGTTAGATTCTATATTCTGGTTATCATTCGTGACAATAGCAAGTGGTTGCGTAATTAAGTTGGCGAGTATGATATTTAAATCAAGATGTAAAACTTGTAAGTTATGTTGTTTAGAGATAGTGCGGGATACTGAAGCAGAAGAAAGAGAGGCTGAATTGGAAATGAGTAATAGGCAACCAAACCTACAACATCAAACTTCAACAAATAATTTATAAATAAAGACGTTTAACCGTACTAACAAAGTGAGCAATACATATTACATAAAGACAAAAGATAGTGTAAAATATTATTACATTTAATATTTGTAATAGTTCCATATATACTTGTTAGTTTATTTTATTTTAAACTAACAAATTACTAAATTATATTCCAAAGTGTTTTTTCACAATGGGGATTATCTATATATTGATTATCAAGTTAAGGGTGGTGGGTGGTGGGTGTATAGTTGATTTAAGTTAGAATAGAAAATAAAGAATAAAAAATGAACAATATTCATTTTTGACACTTTGTTCATCTTTTTTTGTAATATATAGAGAGAACCCAAAATGATACTATCCACCCACCACCTACCACCAATAACTAGATAATTAAATTTACATAGCCGATAATTCTAGTAATATATCAAGTCCTTGTTTTTTCTTTATACGATCAGCATTCATTAGTTTCACTACAAGTTTTCTTGTCTCATCAAGCAACTTAGGATTATTATTCCCCGCTGTTATTTGCCCTCGTAATATTTCAAACCTTTTAACCATTTGTAAATCCTCATCAATAACAGTAACAGGTAATCCCATTCCTTTAAATATTCCTGCGGCTGTTGCAACTTTTTGAAAATATTTACGTTCTTCATCACTTATTTGATTATATACTCTAGTGTTTGGCTTTCCACTATCCAGCAAATCTACAATAAAATCACGAAAAATATCACTTACAGCAGTAGGTTTAAAACTGGGTATTGCACCTAGACAATTTTTATATTTAACATTCAATATATCCTGATTCTCTAAATGCGGAATATTAATACAGAATTTACCAAATTCTTTATACGATGGTTGTTCAACAGCAGAAATACCTTTACCAATTCTTATCCTATTACGGGGTTGTTGTTGTAGATTATTATATTTTCCAATACCATATCCCTCAGTGGTAGGGGGCTCGTCTTGTCCCCAAAGTTCAAAAAGGTTTGTATCATATATCCATACTCCAGCTCTACCTTGTGTTTTTGTTAGTTTACCATATCTAACCTTTTCTCCACTTTTTGTATCTTTCAGTTGAGCCGCTAAATTTGGATTTTCTTTAAAATAGTTCTTAATATCTTTTAATGGTAATGATTCAGGACTATTCAAAAAGTTTCGGGTTGGTTTAATAGGAGTTGTAAATTGTGGATCTGCTTTTAATGAAATTGGCGTGGCTGGTTCTAATCTTCTTTTAAGCATTTCTCCCATTTCTTGTTCTATTTGTTGAAGATCAGGGGTTAGTGGTGGAGCACGTCTTGGTGGTACTTCTTGTCTTAATTGAGGTTTTCTAAATGTTAAATCAATTGAATTCAATAATTTCATCATAGCATCATTAAAAGAACGTCTATCAACACTACCACTCTGTATACCTTGAACTAAAGAACTTACTTGTGAAGAAGTTGGTAAATCACGTGTAAGCGTTAATAATTCTCTCATAGCTTCTTGGCGTGTAACCATATCTAAATTAAGTATATCAGCATAATCTTGGTCACTTGGTATACCATCTATTAAATCATCTAATCTTTCTAAAAGTGCTGGGTCATAGTTTAAATTTTGAGCTTGTTGTTTTAAAAATTGTAAATCATTTATATCAGGCAAAATAGTTTTTAATTCTTCAACTGTATCAACTGAATCATTTTTATTTCTTGAATATTGTGTTAATCCTAAACTTTTCGATACTTTAGCTAAATAAGCTTTCAAAAAATCAAGAAAAAATGTTGGTGTAACCAATTTAAGATTAAATCTTTTTTCCAATTCTGCCTTAATAGCTGGGAAATTTGAATTCAATAATAAAAAACTTAACTGTGGATCTCGTCTAATGTTCACCATTATATCAGCTACTTCTTGATCTCTAAACTTTAACTGTTTTAAGTTTTGTTGAGCCAACATTTCTTGACCTGCTTCATCTGCTAAAAGTTGTTCTGGTGACATACTTTCAATAGGGGTTAAAGCTTGTGGGACTTTTAAAACAAATTGTTGATTTCTTGCATTTGCTATATTTGCGTCATTAGCTATTTGTACTGCTATAATATCGTCTTGAGTTATCTTATATTTTTGTCTGTCACTTGCCGAACTTTGAGGCGGTGCTTGGTAGTTAAAATTCATTATATATATGTATATTTAGAAAATAAAAAAAGATAAATTATTTATAAATCGCCTAAATCATCTAATATTCTTACTAAACTAACAAAAATACACATAATACGATAATACAGTATCAAGTTATCCATAATACGATAATACAATATCTAGCTATAAATTACACACTACTACATAACTTTTTATGTCTTTTCCAGTCTAATGTTTGACATTCTTTACAACAATAACATATTTTTCTACAAACACTACATTTTTTACTTGCTGTTACATTATCGCATAATAAGTTGCCGCATTCTTTACCAAATCGCTTTAACGCTTTTTTATCATATGTTTCTGTTAAACTTGAAATAATTGTTGTATTACCAGTATTAACAACTAACAAACCATAATCATTGTTATCTTGTAATAATCCTTTTTTAATTAAATACAAACAATACGATCCCCAAACTACAATAAAATCTTGAGGAGTCATTTCACATTCTTTCGCAGTATCCTCTACAGTTTTTTTACTCATCATATATCCTTTATGACTATTTATAACTATTAAACGTTCCATATGTGTTAAAGCCTCTAGCATCTTGTTATCTGTTGATGGTGGGTTGATTGACATTTCTTTTACCATTTCATTTACTAATTCCAATTCTTTAGTGGTATATCTCATTGGAGTTCCGTTGACAAAGATCATATTCATTTTAATTAATTAACTTGTATTCTAATGGGTAATATACTCTACTCATACTAACAAAAAGTATTTCAATTTTTTCTTTTTTACTAATTAAAACGATGTAACTAAAAATTTTATTTCCATAATAAGTAAAATGATACGAAAGCTTTTCCGCCTTTCTCAATATTCTTTTGATGTCTCTCATAATATAATTCTCTGCGTTTGTTTGCTGTGCCTTTTGGAACCAACTTTAAGTTTTCTAATTCCCTATAAAGATAAAAGTCCGGATAATTAATGTCTCCTATATGATATAAAAACAAACCATTCTCATCATATACCTCAATCTTTTTTTTTGGATTGTCACTCGCAAATATTTCTAAACCAAGCTCCTCAGCTTTCGCAATCATTTCATCATTCACCTTATACATAATATAATATATTGAATATATAATATTTTTATTTTTTAAATGTCAAATAACATTTATTTATTTTTAATGTTGAATTATCATTTACATAACACGATACGCATTTTCTTTTATATGATGGTTCTATTTTTTTTATTGTTAGTTGTTCACAAATAATACAATGTCTATAATCTTTTATTTTTTGTTCATATGTACTTACCATTTTAGCCCATTTCTGTTTTAAAGATAGTTTAGCTGTTTTTATTATTTCTTTATCATATATTATTTTTGCGTATCTATCATTTAATCTTGCTTTTTTCTTAAATTCATACAAACTTATTATTCCAGTTTTTTCTAAACAATCACAAGCAATAAATAATTTTAATTTTGTATTTCTATTTGTTATTATACTCATATTTTCAGCACAACACCAATGAGAACACATACAATTTACAGTTTGTTTTATATCAAAAGTAGGGTCATAATTTACAAATTCATACATATTTCCTATTCTTGATAATCTATTGTTTTCATCAAAAGTAAAAGCATATTGTTTCCATACATCATTCCAATTTTCGCATTTTGTTAAATCTGCTACTGTAGCACATAATAATGCAAAATAATCAGGACAAGATTCATAAATTTTTGTTAATCGTCCAGCTATATTTATTTCTTGTTGATTATCAAAATAATAATTTCTAATAAATTTTTGAGCATCTTGTAATACGTCATAATCATCTATTTTTAATTTGTTAATTATTTTAGGATATTCTGTATGTATTTTTTGTATTAATAGTTTTAATCTATAATCAAATGTAACACGTGTATTATTTTCATATATAAGATTTCCTTGTAGCATTATAACTTAATATACTATATCTAATTATCTTTATATCGTTTTGTTTAAAGATAATATTTCAGTTAAGATAATTCAGTCAAGATAATCTCATCTCATTAGCCCATTTTTGTATTTTAGAAACAAAGGAACTATATATACTCAAAATAAATAAAATAACTGCTGTTTTTTTAGTTTCTATGTTAGGTCTTTGAACTTTTTATTTTTAAGAGAATGAGATGAGAATATCTTATCTTAATTATCTTGTCTTAATTAGTAATTAAAAAAAAAACTAAGAATTTTGTTCTTTTAATTTTTCATAATGTTTAGCATTAGCTATTTTCTTTCTTTCAGCCTTTTCTTCTTTTGTTAGTACCTTACGTTCTACCTTTGGTTTTATTTCTTTTAATTTTTCATAATGTTTCTTATTAGCTAATTTTTTATGCTCTTGTTTTTCTTCTTCTGTTAGTATATTATGCTCTACATTAGGTTTATTTTTTTCATAATATTTCTTACTTGCTTCTCTCCATAATTCTTTTCTTTTATTATATTTTTCTTGTAATACATTATCAAGCATTAAAAATATTTCATCTTTGTTAGTTTTGATGAACTGATAAGACTTAATAAAGTTTGTTTTTCTTAAAGCTATAAGTGCATCATAATTTGTCTTATGTATTATTTCTTCTTGTTTATGAAAAGGTAATGATTTGTATGTCATATTAATATGTTTATCCGTATTATCATTTTCAGTAATGAATTTTGGGAGTTTTTTATTTAATATACTTGATTCTATTTGTTCCTTAATTAATTCAATTTCTTTAATGTATTCCCATTGCTCTAAATAATTTTTAACATCTTCAAGTGATTTAAAATGATTATCATCATTAATTTCAATTGTAATAACATCAGGGATTTTTGAGTTAGTGTTAATATCATATGTGGTATCTAATACATCATTGGTATAACTAGGGAATTCTACTTTCATATAATTATATAAGAAAATATTTCTTTAAGTTATTGTTTAATTAATTAATATATTTCTTTATTAATTTATTCATTATTCCTAAAGATTTAAAGAAAGAATTAAGATAAGATAATTCAGTTAAGATATTCTCATCTCATTTAGTAATTTTTAAAAAGTTCAAAGACCTAACTTAGAAACTAAAAAAACATCAGTTATTTTATTTATTTTGAGTATATATAGTTCCTTTGTTTCTAAAATGTATAAATCCCTTAATGAGATGAGATTATCTTGACTGAATTATCTTATCTTAATTCTTTCTTAAACTAACAAATCTTTAGGAATAATGAATGTTTTTAATAATATATTTATTCATAATATTATCAATATATTTAGAAAAATAAGTATTTAAAGGAAAGTTTTTATATAAGTATATAATATAGAATGTCTGTCACTCTTACAACCGATCAGTTTAGTGCTTTGCTAAGTAATGTTAATGTTGCTCCAAAAAAGAAAACAAAATCTTTACTCACTGAATACGTTAATGCTGAGAATTTTGAGGATTTTTTAGTGAATTTTAAACATTTAAAGGTTTCTCGTTTACAATCTTTAAGTTTAGTGAATTTTGTTGTTGAAAGTATCCAAATGAATTTAGACCATCTTGAGGAAACAGAATATCCGTTTGTGTGTGCTAATAAACAAACAAGAGTATTTTACTATAAAAGTAAAGATAAATGGATTAAAGGAACAGAATTTATTAGGGTATTACATAGTAAGATTGTAAAACAAGCTTATGCTGAATTACTGGATGATTTTAATGAATTATATAGAGAAGATGTAGGTTTAAATGACGACGAAGAAATAGAAAAAAGATATAGTGGTTCTAAGCATAGTATTAAACAGGATATTATTATGAATTTATGCACAGCTGATAAAATGTCATATGAGGAATTATTTAAAAAAATTCTTACCAAATTGGGAGTATTATTAAAAACCTCATTTGAAATTGAGAAATAGAATAACTTGATAAAATAATATTAAGTTATTTAGCGGGTTTATTAATTTGTATTTGGGATGCATTAATGGATTTATAGGCATCAGGTTTAGTATTTAATTCATTATGTTTATATGGTACTTGTATAGGTAATGCGATTTTATTTTCATAATTGTAATTTTTCCAACTAATAAACTGTCCAACGTTCAACATATACTATAGCAATATATTATTTCTAAATAGTTAAATCACTTGGAATATAAGAATTACATATTTGTCTATGTCCTATTTTAAACCTTCCAGAAAACATAAAATTATCTTTGAATGTATTACTATTTATGTATGATACTATATTATTTAAATTACACTTTTTTTTTGGTTTAAGCATTATTAATCCACCACCAAAATAATTAACTTTACCTACAAATGATACATTTGGTTTCCGTGTTAAATTATAAATGTAAATACAATCTTTACCAAGAT